GAATTAGAAAACTATATCTTTGAAGAAGATGCAACCGAAGATACAAAGTTTATAAAACACTTTATAAAATTTTTAAGTAGAGACAAAGTTTACGTAAACAAGCAAGAACTAGCAGATCACCAGTTATGTTATTATGAAAAAAATTCAGATCAACTGCATATAAATATAAATAGATATGAAGATTATTTAGAAGAAAAAAGAATAAACATTAAAAGAGTAGATTTAATTAAAAAATTTAAAGATATTTTTAAAGCTAAAAAAGTTAATGGGAAGTATAAAGGCAAGTCTTGTGTTTCTTGGGTAATACAAAACCCTAGTAATTGGGTAGATATAAAAGCAGAAGGAATTTTATTAGAAGCAGAAGATGCAGAAATTATAACGGAGGTTAGACAATTAACATATGAAACCTAAATTTATATCAGGTCCTCCAGGGACAGGGAAAACAAATTTTTTTATTAAAGAAAAATATGAAGAACTTGTTAAACAATACGGACATGAAAAGATAATTATATTATCTCATACTAACGTAGCAGCTGATGAAATAAGAGAAGTTATTTTAAATTTACCTTTAATGAAAGAAAAAGGTGTTAGAAAAAAAGCATTAGAACATAAAATTTGTACCATTCATCATTATTGTAAACATAAACTTTTAAGAAAAGATGTTTTTAGTGAAGAAGATTTTTCTAATTTAGTAGTTGAAACAGGCGGAAGATCTTCTTTATTTTCTAAAGATGAAAAAAATTTAGACAAACATAAATTTTTTAGATTTTTAAATGATGCTCATGGAAACGGTTATTACAATAACTTACACGAATTTTGGAATAAAAGAACAACTGATAGAAGATCATATAAATATTCTTTTGAACAAATTTTAAAAATGAAAGAATCTTATGATTCTTATAAAAAAAGAAACAACCTTTATGATTTTATAGATATGATACAGGAGTTTACAAATAAAGCTTTAACTCCTGAATTAGATGCATTAATTATAGATGAAGCTCAAGACAGTAATAAACCTCAAATAAAGGCTATAGAAAAAATGGCAACCCACGTTAAAGATGGACATTTTTATATGGTAGGAGATGCAGATCAAACTATATTTGAATTTGCTGGATCTGATCCAGAATATTTTCATATCTTATCTAAAGAAGCTGTGGAATTAGAACAAGGAAAAAGATGTGGTCAAGCCATTAATAATTTATGTAAATCAATTATAAGACCTATTTGGGATCATTATGGTTATACTAGAAAATGGTTACCTGCAGTTTATACAGAAAAACATTTACAAGAAAATAAAATAGAACAAGGTTATAAAGTTGGTGATATAATTAAAGGCAACGGATACTATTTACCTGACTTAAAAGGATCTGGAGCTTTAGATATTTTGTTAAACAAAATAAAAAATACTAATCAAACTTTTTTATTTACTTATAGAGGCACACCTAGCGATAAAAAATTTAGAGATTTTTTTATACATAATGCTTTAGAATTTTCACATATTAAAAATACATCCTTTGTATCTAAAAAAGAATTACGATGTCATTACCTATGGCCTAAATTTATAAAAGGTGAACCTATGAGTTTAACTCAAATAAAAGCTTTTTGGGACTTATATGAGCAGTAAAGTTATTGTTAGAGGAAAATCTAAAACACAAGATCCTTTTAAAGACTGGATTAAAAAAGATTATACTATCGACAATTTAATTAATGATGGATTACTAAAACCAGAATCAAAAGCTTATGATGATTTTAGGGAAACACGATTAAAAACTGATGAAGAAAGATTAATTTATATAAATAGAGTCATCAGTAAAGGTTTTGATTTTGATAGTGAGATTAGAGTTAAATATGGAAACATTCATGAGGTTAAAGGATTAACCTTTGATAATGTTATTGTTGATGAAACAATAACTAGAGATGAAGCTTTTTTTGTTCAAAGAAGATTAAAATACACAGCATACAGTAGAGGTATTTTTGATTATTGGACATTACGATCAAGTACAAACAAACAACTAGGAGGAATAAATGGATCCATATAAAAAACAAATAGGGGGTGCTCATTACCAAATGAAAATTCAACCGAGTGAATTTATAAATCACAACAGGTTGCTTTTTGCTGAAGGGAACGCTATAAAGTACATAGTGAGACATTCTAAAAAAAACGGAAAAGAAGATTTAGAGAAAGCTAAACACTACATAGATATGATTATTGATCGAGATTACTCTAATGAAAAAAAAGAATCTTGGATTGATGGATACAAAAAATGGAAAAATAAATAATGAAATGCGTTGTATGCAGAAAGAAAAACATTGCATTTGATTGTGAGTATATGTGTAAAAAATGTTACAAAAAGAAATAATGTATAAGTGTTTTCATTGTAAAAAAGAATTAATTTGGCAAAATGATTTTGATACGGAAGATACTTATCCAGATTCAGAACATCAAATAGTATCTATGTATCAGTGTACTAATAAAAAATGTGAAGCTTGGTATGAAGTTTACACATATAAAAAGGAGAATGAATAATGTGTAATGTTCCAAGAATAGAAGATTTAGATTTAAAAGATGTAGATACAGTAGCCGTTGACCTTGAAACCTACGATCCAAACTTAAAGAAACAAGGATCAGGGGCCATTAGAGGAGATGGTTTTGTTTGCGGTATTGCCATCGCAACAGATAAACAAACAGTTTACTTTCCAATAGCGCACGCTATGACAGAAAATTTAGACAAAGAAGAGACTTGGAATGAATTAAATGAACTTATATTTCAAAATGAAAAAATAACTAAAGTATTTCACAATGCAATGTATGATGTTTGTTGGATTAGATCGGCAACAAAACAAATGCCTAAAGGTAAACTGATTGATACAATGATTGCAGCGTCTGTATTAGACGAAACTAGAATGAGATACTCTTTAGATTCTATATCAAAAGATTATTTAAACGATTCAAAATACAAATATGATTTACAAGAAAAGTCTTTAGCAGAATTTGGTATCAAAGATCCAATGAGTAATATGCACAAGCTACCTTATTCATTAGTAAAAGATTATGCTGAACAAGATGTTAGTTTAACTTTAAGGTTGTGGAGAATATTTGATAAAAAATTAGACGAAATATTATACACAAATAGTGAAACAAATGAAAACAAAAATTGTAGAAATATTTTTGAATTAGAGACTAAATTATTCCCTTGTCTAGTTGACATGAAATTTAAAGGCGTTAGAATAGATGCCCAAAAAGCTAGGGCTTTTGGTAAATCTTTAGAAAAAAGAAGAGATAATTTAATAAAAATTATAAAGAATAGAACAGGGGTTGATGTAGATTTATGGGCTTCTGCTTCAATTAAAAAACTTTTAGATCAACAAAAAATTACAGACTATAAAAAAACTCCAAAGTCTGGAATGCCACAATTACCTAAGAACTATTTAAAAACACATAAAAATAGATTTTTACGTATGATTGCTAAAGCAAGAGAATGCGATAAAGCTAATGGTGCATTTGTAGAAGGTTTATTAAACTTTATCCATAACGGAAGAATACATGCAGATATTAATCAAATAAGATCTGATGATGGTGGTACTGTTACAGGAAGATTTTCTATGTCAAATCCAAATCTACAACAAATACCATCTAAAGGTTATATTGGTAAAAAAATGAGAGAGTTATTTATTCCAGAAGAAGGTTGCAAGTGGGGAAGTTTTGACTACTCGCAACAAGAACCACGGATCGTGGTTCACTACGCTTTAAAGTTAGATCTTCCAGGAACAGATAGGTTACAAGAAGAGTTTAACAAAGATGATGCTGACTTTCACCAGATTGTTGCAGATATGGCTAACATACCACGGAACACGGCCAAGACAATTAATCTTGGTTTGTTTTATGGTATGGGTAAATTAAAATTAGAAAAAGAATTAAATTTATCTAAACAAGAAGCAAATAATTTATTTAATAACTATCACAGGCAAGTACCTTTTGTTAAACAATTATCACAGGATTTAATAAATTTTGCAGAAGAACATAAGCTTCTTTACACATTGGGAGATAGATTCTGTAGATTTAATAAATGGGAAACAAGAGATCGTAAATGGAATAATGAAATTATGAGATTTGAACCCGTTCCTATTTTAACAGAAGAAGAAGCAAAAACAGCTTTCAAAGCAGAATTATTAGAAAAATATAATGGTAAAGTAGCAGGAGATTATATGAAAGATTTTATTTATCATTACAAACCTGCCTTTACTTACAAAGCATTAAATAGATTAATACAAGGATCAGCAGCTGATATGACAAAAAAAGCTATGGTTAATCTTTATGAGAAAGGTATTTTACCTCAGATACAAATACATGATGAGTTGTGTCTATCTATAAAAGATGATAAAGAAAAAAATATTATAGTAGAAACTATGGAAAAGGCGATCCCTTTATTAATAAAAAACAAAGTAAATTGTAAAATAGGTAATAACTGGGGTTCAATAAAATGAGGAAAATAAATGGCATATTTAAATGCGAACACACCACCCATATATTGTCAAGTTCGGAGAGAATATCTTTATGACCTTAAAAAACATCACGGAGAAGTGCAAGACGCTATTATCTTTGGGCTTTCGGCCATCACAGGTCGTGCAATACTTTTTCACGCAATTATGGAAAATGGTGCGGTCTTTTACCGTTTACCGATATCTGCGTTTA